CAGCGGCCCGTAGCGCGTTGGCCTGGTCAAGTGGCTGTCCGGCTTCGAGAGCCTCGGACAAATTGCTACCCGACATAGGCGCATATTCGGCAGCGAATGCACCACCTATAGCGCCACGCTTAGCGGCTGTGCGGAGAGAACCATAAGCCAGCTCTGCAATTTGTTGTTCGACAGGATCAGCAACGCCGTTGGCAGTACGCTCAACGGAGTCTTTTATGATTCGCTTGGCAACCTGCTTGTTGACCTGATTAAGTACGCCACGGCCGACGGCGGCTGTAATAGCACCGGTACCGGCACCCGCTATAGATAGCGCGGCTGATGGCAGAACCTGGCCAAAACTTTTGGTTGCCTGTTCAATAAACCCGCCGAATGTAGGCTGGTCTAAGAACTGTTCAAACGTATCGAGACCTTGTACTGGCGCTGCAGCAAACTCCTCACGGAGTCGAGCCTCTTGGATATTTAAAGCAGCGGCTTGTTCGTCCCCCATAAGGGTGTTGCCAAGCGCTTTAAAGTATTCAAGATCTGCTGTTAGTCCTTGAACACCGGACTCAATACCGGCGCTAAATACTTCTTGCAAGTTGCCAGGCGCAGTTGGTAGCTGCGGAGCGTTCTCCCCAGCAGCAAATCTTTGGAACTGCGCATCTTCCTCTGGAGTAGATGAGTACACGTCCCGTAAAAAAGACGTGAACTGATCCTCTTGCTCCGGAAGGACTAGTGTTCTTTCGGCCATGCGTTTAGTTACTGCTTAGCGTTAGCGGCGGCACGAGATGAAGCTATGTTATCGTTGATCACACCGGCTGTTGAAAGGATCGCAAACAACTCTGGACCGCCATCCATGTTCTGGATCTGAGAGGCTGTCAGCTCTTTACCCTGTTGTCGGCCAGTACTTCTATTAACGAGGTATAGCGACTTTACGCGTTCTACTCCGTCGCTTCCTTTTTCTTTAACAACTCGTACGTTTTCTAAACGCTGCGCCATAGTATCAACTGTAGGCTTATCGCCAAACCAAGAATAAAGGACGTCTTTAGCCGGGCCTAAAAAACCGCCGCTAGGCATCTCGTCAAATATGGTAGCAGCTGCCTGTGAAGCCTGCCCAATATGCACTTTATAGGCTTGCTGGGCAGCAACAGGATCTAGTCGGGCCATTTGTCCTATAACAAATTGGTTTCTAGGCTGAGATGCAATAGCCCATCTACGAGCATCATCTAGAGTTGTTTTTACTGGCTTACCATCTTCTGTACGATTGAGATTGTTGCCGCTCTCAACAAGTGTTCTGTCTAAAGCCTGTATATTCGCAAGCTTAACTTCGTTAGCAGACGTACTCGCACGAAGGCGAGCTGTCTCAAGATCAACTGCCATACGCTGTTCTTGTAGGTCCATTTCGCGACGGGCTGCGTCACTCAAGAACGGACTACCAGTTTCAGCGGTGTTGGCAATCATAGTAAGAAGACTTTGTTGCTGCGCTGGGTTAGTAGACTGCGCATAAGCAATAGCAAATGACCCAATGATCTCTTCTTTTGGGTGCGCCTTTGCAACCGCGTTAACCGAGCCAGCTCCAGACTCAGAAAGTCTTGCGCGCATGGCACGTACGTCTGTCTCAGAGAACTTAAGCTGCCCATTCTGAACCGCCGTAGCAATTTCGCCGGGCGACAGCTGCTTAATTTTAGACAGCACATTTTGTTCTAACGCAGCATAGTCAGTGGTACGCATAACAGGCGTGTAGCCGCCTGCCTTAATGAATGCTTGTTTCTTTGCGTCCAGGTCTTGCTGCTTTTTAGACCAAAAGCTCTTTGTCTCTGCGGTAGCATTTGGACGAGCAGAGGCTTCTTTAATGCGTTTGCTTTCTGTTTCAAAACCAGTCCAAACGCGTTCGTTTTCACCACGGATAAACTCGCCGCGTTGGGTGTTAAGATCCGTAATTTCCAATTCAAGACGTTCCCTTGCTGGGGAATCAACTGGCAGTTTGTCTGCTTCAGCGCGTTTTTTACTCAACTGAATATCTAGACCACGAACCTTATCGCTTGCCTTTATAGTTACTGGTACAGTAATGGGTGTTCCGCCAGTGCCTGGCAGCAATCTTTCTCGGTCTTCTCCCAACCTTGACGAAGAAAGACCGCCTTGCGTTTTAACTTCTGCTTCTACGCCGAGTTCTCTGGACAAGTTCCAAAGAAACTCCTGCTTCTGCTTAGGGTCTTTAATAGCAGCAAGCTGCGCAATAACCGTGCGGCTTGCTTCTACTGGTAGCCCGCTGGCGTCTACGGCATTAAGCACTGTACGTGCGCCGCTTCGACGCGCGTACACCGGAGACACGTTGCTAAACGCGTCGGCAATAGTTCCGCCAACGTTTCTTCCAACATTCAAACGAGACTCGGCGCTTGTGGCGCCCATATTTGAATTAGGAATAACGCGCATCTGAAGCGCTTCAATAGCAAGATCAACGCCTTCGTCGACAGACGTATTAATCACATTCTCGTTTGGCTCAGATCCGCCCTGTGCAGTAAACACTCCCTGGCGACCGTCGCTATATTGCCCGGTAGCAATTAGTCTGCCTTGCTTCAAGGCTTCTGGATCTACCCCAGTAAATCGGAAGTCTGTAGGGTCAAACTTCCCACGGTTTAAATTCTCTTCTGCTTTGTTAACGTTCAGGATGTCTGCGACAACGCCGATGTACTGACGGTCGCCGCTCTTAATACCTTTGGCCAAAGCCTCACGGTCGATGCTCCCATCGCGCTTGATGATGCCAAGGCTCTGCGCTCTGCCAAACACGCGGTCGGAATCTTCCGTTAGACGAGTCTTTGCGTTTGTACGCAGCAACTCAGTCTGCTGCTGTTGCGCTCTAGCATTTACATCTTTGTTGATGCCAAGCTGCTCTTGCTGAATCTTTAGCTGTTCATCTTCTCGAGCTGAACGCTGACGCGCCAGATCTAGCTCTTGTTCTTGCAAAAGCATAGCTTGCCGCTGGCGTGCGTTTTGTTGCACACCTTGGATACCAGCCAGGATTGCGCTACCAATATTGTCAGCCATGGCTTACCTCAGAATGCAAACGCAAGGATCGCTGCTGAAGCGAGCGAACCGATAGTTGAATAAGTATTGGCTTTAGACGCTGCTTTTGCCTGTGTGTAAGCATTTTTGCGAGCTGTAGCGTCCGCTGCTGCTGAACCAAGTTGCTGCTGCGAAGCGCGATTTACGCCCTGGCCAATGTTAATTAGGTCAGCAAGCAAGGCCGTGTTAGCTTCACGTTGAGCAATTTTAGCGTCATTAACTGACTGAATACCGCCGAGCGTATTAGCACGCTGCAAACGGAGTTCCTGCTGCTGGATTTGCGCTGGCGTTAGAGCAACTCCGTAACGCTGAGCATTGCGAGACGCTACGCCTTGCGTAAGCGCAGAAGCGGCTCCCACGTCTTTTCGGGCTTGCTCTATAAGAGTTTTATCGGTACGCGCTTTATTAATAAGCTCTTCTTCAAACCCACGGTAGTTCTTTACGTAGTCAAGGTACTCTTGACGCGTGAGGTTAGCGTACGCTTGTTCCGGGTCTGATACGTTTGGGAGCGAGACGTAAGTAGATCCGCCGCCGCCAGATACGGCTTGTTGCTGCCGCAAAGCTTCCATAACTTCAGGAGACAAAGTGGATATCATTTCTTAGCCTCGCGGAGCAAACATGCCGACTACTGGTGTAGAAACAAGATCAGACTTTTTAACAGTTGGGGTGGCTGCATTAAAAGCAGAAGCTCCTCCGGTAGGAGAATAAAACCCAAGCGGAGAAGTAGGTACGAATAATGGCGTACCACCTAACGACTGAGGTTGGTTTTGTTGCCCATACGTAGTGCTTCCATACGTACTGTAACGTAACCGATCGCCAACACCGGTAACCAACTGGCCGGTTTTAGCGTCTTTCGGGGCGTACCATTTACCGCCACTAGCTATGTTTTCACCAGCCTGAGCAACAGCAGTCGATGCTATCTGAGCAGCGGCAGTTTGCTTAGCCTGAGCTACCTGCTGATTGGCGCGAGCGCGTTCCAGTGCTGAAGACGTGGCTAGCCGACTGGCTTGCGCCATGCCGGACTGAGCGTCAGCCGCTTGCCCGCGAGCAGTGCCGAGTACGCCTGTCTGCATCGTATTCTGAACTTGTTTAGCCGAAACGTTAGCAGTGTTAAGTTGGCCAGTCAGCGCTTGCGCCATGTCACTTGCAGCAGTGCTGCTAGTGGCTTGTTGAAGGCTGGGTGTAGAAATTGCCTGCATAACGTCGGCATTAGCGCGGCCGCGAAGACTAGATTGTACATCCTCGGTCAGCGACTTATCGCGCATCTCCTGCAGCAACGGATCGTACTTTTGTTTGAAGTACTCGTACTCCGCCATAGCAACTGAGGCGGAAGCTTTTTCAGCTTCGCTTGGCTTATAGTCTGCTGCCTTTGGTTTGCTGCTCATAGTGCCCTCGTATATACGACTGTATCTACAGTCCACCCGTTCGTTTCCAAGTGCGACATCAGACCTAGAAACGGGGATCTTGTCTCTAAGTAGCTATACCCCGCTTCTCTGGCAACGCGCTCGAAGAACGACTGGTACCTAGATACCAAGCTATTCCCCTTTTCCTTGGCCCAAGCGAGCCAAAGAAACATCGTTTTCTTTCCAGTGAAGTTATCGACCTCTGTTGTAGAGACTACGAACCCTTCACTTGTAACCCACAACACGGCTTGTCCATTTACACACGCCGCGTACACATCTTCGGCCCGGTATGTCAGAGTCTTCGCGTTACGAAGAATCTCTTCTACACCTGGTTTAACCCAATCCCACTCCCTACGTACATCAGATACGAAAGGCTCAACCGCCGCTACCGTACCTGTTTCTGCGCCGTGAGAAAGAGGAGTGGATACCGCCATACGCTACCTTCCTAGCAATTCCTGCATCAGCGTTTCGTGCGCGTCTGTCTGCTTGGGCTATACCCTCAGCAAACAAAGACCCGTACACCTGTGCCCCGGCAAAGTCAGTCCAGTCTTTGCTAGGCAAACGCAATAAACGAAACAGCGCACCGTTGACGATGGTGTCGCGATACTCCGACATCAACTCGTCATCAGCGGTGGTAGAAGTCTGAGTAGGCTTCAACTGCACGCGCAAGATGGTGCTAGACGCTTTAGTTTCGTTGGGTACCGGCACCATCCAGAACAACGACTGGCTGGTCTTTACGAAGTACTCCGGAGTCCCACGATTGTCGGCGTCACGCCAGTTCTGTTTACGTTGCTCTAAGAGATTAGTGCTGATTGGCTCAATCTCTTTGCCGTCATGAACTACCCACATGATCTTGTGCACTACCGTATCGGTAGGCGGCTCAAGATCATATTCGTAGATACCAGCAATTGTGGTAACAGGGTCTAATTCGGCTTGCAGCACAGCTGCTTTTTCGCAAAGCTCAATAACCGCTGCGCGGATGTTGTTCTCGATAAGTGTATCGGGACAGCCCGGCACCATCGGGATGATCTCTGGCAGGAGCGACTCATAGAGCGCCATGAGTTATTACCCCGCTACAGCTGGGACAGACGTTACTTGTCGGCTAGCGTCGAAGTTAGGCGAAGTAATAGCGTCGAGCTGCGCCTTACCGGTGATAGAAGACATAAATAACTGAAAGTGCGAAGAAGCTCGCTGCTGGTTACCAGCATACTCAGCATCCTTCATGTACGCCATGTAAAGAACATAGTTCATCACGGCATTTGCAAAGATATCTGGGATATCTAAGTTCCCGTTCTGGGCAACAGTCGTCGGGTTGGCCGAGTAAATGATCTCTACGTAAGAGGCGGCAGGCGACGCAACACCTGGATACACGTAAAAGTTACGCGGGTTGGCCTCGTCGTAGATGTAATGTTTGATGACTGCAGCATGTGCAGCATCACCGGCTACAAGTGGGTCGTGCCAGTCTGGGGTCTGAGCATCGAGCACTTCGCGCGAAACAATACGAACCGCTCGTTTGCCTACGCCGTTTAGAGCGGCAGACATGTTTCGAACGACGCGAAGCAACCGGTTACCATCGCTAGGGATCTCCTGCTTGGTACCGGCTACGAGAGTAATAGTGGTGTTCTTAGCCGAAGCGTCCGGCTTTAAAAGGGCGATTTCACGCTGGGCATCATTGACCCAGAGTACGAGCTCATCTACCACCGGCCAACGAACACCAGTGGTGTCCTGCAGGGTTTTTTGAACTCGGTCAATAACGCTTTGTACGGTGACAGCCATGGTCTACCTCACGAATGAAGGAACGCCTCCCAAGCCGCTTCTCGATCTTCGGTGCTGACTGTTCGCCCGACAACGCGGTTCAATGCGGCTGCCTTTGGCGCTCCGTCAGACTTGAAATCATCTGGGTCGCCGCTCTCAACGAGCTTTTCGATCCCAGTAATAACATCATCCAGCGTATGGACTTCCTCGAACTCTTCTACGGAAGGGACATTATCTATCGTTATGCCTGAGGGTTCTGCTGCTGGTTCGGGTTTTTTATCAGTTGTTACCTGTTTCGCTCCCTGCTGAAGAGCTAGTAATCCGATTTCATCAGATACCTCTCGCTCAACACCCGGAAGAAACAAAACGCAAGCACCGCTGAGAGTAGCTACCCGAATTTCTCGGTCTGAAATGACCTTCACAGAACCTCCTGGTACAAAGAGCGGGGAGCCCCCTCCGAAAAGAGGGCCCCCCTCACAGCTTAGACGGCCGTGTCGAGCGCGATCACGCCAAAGTCTTGGACGTTGGCAGTGACATCGCTGTTGTACTTCGGCTTGCGGAGACCGAAGATCTTACCGATCGAGATACCAGACTGGTTCTGGTAATCGAAGGTGTCTTCGACGATTTCCGGCAGACCGATGTCGGCCATAGCGAGAGCCTGAGCACCGCAGAAGAGAGCGCGAGCACCGACGACGTTGGCGTTAGCACCCCACTTGTAGCCAGCGGCACCGGCATTCGCCGAGGTACCAGTCGTCGCGCCAGCAGTGTTAAACACATGGCGGAACTCGTGGACCATCACACCGTCGACCATCAGCGAGCTCGAACCAGCGAACAACTGGTTGCTCGGACCACGGATACCAGCGTTACGCACGTTGGCAAGGAAGTCCGAATCGAGCTTAAGGGCCGCCATCTGCTGCGGCGTCACGAAGAGGTGGAACACCTCGTCGTTACCAGCACCGCGAACGCCACGGATGTACTGGTCCTTAGCGTAGGCCTTCAACTCGACCACATGGCGATACTTCAGCACGTCGGCCGTAGTAATCGCAGTCGTGTCACCGGCAATGATGTCGTCACCCGAAACGCGACGATGGCGAGCGGCAGTCGGAGCCGACACGTCCGAAGCGAACTCAAGGCCCGACAGGTTCTGACCAGAGGCCAGCACCGGACGGAGACCACCGTTCGTCTTGTGCGTGTAAGCAACACCGGCGAGCGTCAAGAACGCGAGCTGGTCCATACGATCGGCCATCGCGTAGGCGAGGGCGTCACGGGACGTCTCACGGAAGTTCACCACCGACTTCTGGTCAGCGAGGCGGCCAGCGATACGGTTCGCAAAGCGCAGCTGATCGAGCTCAATGGTGATGTCATAAGCGCGGAGCGCCTCTTCGTTACCCTCGAGCGAGCTGTCGCCCGTCACGCCGTCACCGGTCATGTCGGCCAACAACGTGATCACAGCCTTCGTGCCCTTGTCGGACTTCGTCAGCTCGGTGACCCGCTGGATCATCGCGTTAGAACCCGAACCAGCGAACTGGTTCACAAACGACATATTGCGAGCGACGCGCCAGAAATCACGGCTCCACGCCGTGAGTTGATCACTAGTCAGCGCCGCAAAGTTAGTAAGAGCCATTTGGCTTCTCCTTGATATTGCGTTTAAAAATCCAGTAATGCACCTGCATTACCAGCCTCTACAGCCGACTTTATGGAGCGGCTAACCCGTTTCCCCGTATCGTGGGGTCACGACTTAGCGCGTATTTACGAGGCGCGACCTCGGCACGTTTAACGCCATTGCAGGCGAAATCTCAAACGTTTTTAGCGTGTGCGACACGGCCGGATATCGTTCCGGCGGACGAATTCAGTTGTAGATTAGCAACACGAATAAAAGTTCGCAACTACTATCTGTATTTCGCTGTCTTTTTTGCAATCCGCTTGGGCTGCTTAGAAAACTGCTTCCCGCTAGCCGTAGCTTTACGCTTATTGCGTGTAGTAGCAGCGTACTCCTGCGGGCTTAACGCATTACGCGCGGCTCGGGGGAGATAACGCTCCCCCGTAGCCTTGCTACCCTGGATGCTGTTCTTACCAGACCGGGTGCCCCAGTCTTCCTTGGTCCACTTTTTAAGAGACCGCTGGGACTTAGCTAACCCCATGAGTTAGTCCTTCCCCATCTTACGAAGCGTCATAGCAAGGCGGGCACGCTGTCCCATCTTGCCGGACTTCTTAGCAGCTTTACGAAGTTGCTTGGCGGGGATCTTTTCCCCCTTCTTAACACCGAGTGACTTTCGCAACGCACCGGGCTTTTTGATAGCCCCGCTAATCCAGTTCTTAGCCATTACTTGTAGCCTCCGCCTGCTTTCTTGTATTGAACAGCCAGCATCTGCGCCTTCCTGGCGCTCCACTGTCCTGGTTTACCACCTTTACCGCCAGCCTTGATGCTCTCAAACAGTCGTTTGCGCATCGTCGGCTTGGTGTAATTACCGGCGGAGTTAACGCTACTTTTCTTAGTAGCCATATCCTTTGGTCTTCTTAGCAGGGGCCTTCTTCTTAGCAGCTCCCTTCTTCATTGGGCCTTTGTGTTTAGCACCTTTCATCATGGTGCCGTCCGGCATTCGATGCATATTCTTCATACGAGACTCCTTTACCATTTGACCTTGTCAGCCCAATAAGCAGCCGACATCTTGCCCTTAGAGATATTTGACGCATGACGAGCTTTGAACGACTCGCGGCGCTTACGGTAAGCGGCTGACTCCCCCTGCTTCTTAGGGGAACCGCTAACGCCCTGCTGACCGAAGCGAATAGTCTTCACTTGGTCTCCAGACTTCGCCACAACTACGTGACTTTTGGTCGGATGACTAGGAGTACGCTTCGGTTTGTTGTAGCCAGATACACCAGCTCTGGCGAGCCTTGAATCACGGTTAGCCATTAGACAACGTCTCCACGTAAGCGCTTCAAAGTAGCCGCTGGGAGGGCGTTAAACTCGTCTTCGCTCAAAGCCATGACATCAAACGCCTTTTCGCCGCGTGCAGCAGAACTTTCGCCCGGCATATCAGGAGGCTGAGCCTCAGCAGCCTTCATCTTACGGGCCACTTCAGCACGCTTTTTAGCTACTTCGTCAACGCTTGACTTAGCAGCAGTCGGCGTAGAGCCAAGAGACGGCTCGACCGGTGCGCCGGGGTCCAACCCATACTCACGAATGACGAATTTAGCCGCTTTTGACAGCGCTGCTACCGGGTTGTCACCCTTCACGATAAACGCGTCGCGAAGATCAATGACTTCCTGGGTGTACTTCTCGTTGAAGTCGGAGCTAGCGCGGTCAAAAACCGGGAAATTTGTCTCCAATTCGGCCGCTGCCTGCTGCAAAGCCGACATCTGCTGGCTCTGAGTGACCTTCTGCTCCATTTTCTGGGTCAGTTCGTACTCAAGCTGGGCACGTTCCGCCTGACGGATCTCCTGACGGAGGGCTGCAGCCTTATCATGCTGCCCGTCCAGCACCAAATTCTGGTACTCGACCTCTTTTGCAGCGAACTCGTAAGTACTTGGGGCGTTTTCGGCTACATTTTTTGCAGCCATGAGGTCATCAAGCTGCTTTTGAAGCGCCTTTTGCTTAGCCAACACCTCATCGAGGCGTGACTTCGGCACCATCGGCTTCTTTTGCTCCGGTTCGGGGGCAATTTTTGCCTCCGGTTCGGCAGCAACTTCTACCTCGGGTTCAGGAATGCTAGGCGCTTCGACGGGTGCTTCCGCTTTCGGCTCAACTTTAGGGGCCTCAGCAACCGGTTCCTCAGCAACTTCTGGCTCTTCTACCGGCGCAGCGGCCTTAGGCTCTTCGCCAAGGCCAAAGTTCAGATCAATCGAGGGGCTTTGAGCGTCCTCAATCGGGTCTGAACCAGGCATACGGTCGAGAGTAACTTCCTTCTTATCCTCGGACATGATCA